TATGGATTGCAGGAGATGGGGCCCTAAGGCAAACACTAATAAGTACTTACACATGTTGTTGGGCGCAAGAAAGGTTCTACCTGATGAACTTATGAGGTATTCGTTTTTCTTTTTTCATAAGTACCACAGAAAGCAGATACATATCAGGCCTGAGTTGTACAATCATTACAAAGACAACCCTCAAAATCAAAACAAGTTGAAGTATTTCAGGCAAGACACTGTCCGTGATTCTTATTACTTTGAGATGCCTTATAGCTTCGTAATGGGCATATTCAACATGCTATCTTCTCTCTGCCACGCACTTGCACTTCAATTTGCAACTTTATATTTTGACCGGAGATCAGCCATCACCGGGGTTGTAGTTAGATTCCAGGGAGATGCACATTCAGATGATAGTGATGCCTTGTTCAAACTACTGGCTGAGATGGCGTTGAATGATTGTCTGGATGAGTTGGCTACGTTGCAAAAGTGCGCTGGGCATTTATATTCAGAAAAGAAATGCCTAGTGAGCAAGGTTTATTTGGAATTTTTGTCTATTTTATATGTAATGGAAAGGCTCTTGCCTATGCTTCCTAAGTTCATACAGAATACAAAGTTTACACCTTCAGGCAAGGGTATAGCCCAGGACATGAGAACTATAATATCTAAAGTCATAGAATTGTTGAACAATGGCATTACTATTTCCGCTGCTTACAAATTCCAAGTGATAGCAAGCAACATGGTTCTGAATTTCTACAGAATGCCAGAGTTAGGTTACACCCCATCTGTAGGTTCGATGCCTAATAGCATGCCTCATCTGTATAGTGCATACGGTGCTATGGTTGATGAGGTGCGGATGATGGTGTTCAACCCGGACAAATATGCAAAGCAGCAGAGTTTCCTTTCAACTTTTTTGGATTGCGAAGTTGAGAGTGGTGTTATGAGCATGAAAATGGCTGTTAAGAAATTCCGCAATCAATCACTATTGAGGATCATAGAATCAATACCTTATCCTGATGATTGCAGTGATGACTGGTTCTGGAAGGAGAATAAAACTAATCATGCTTATTTGAATCTATACTGGTACAAAGCAAATTTGAAATCTGATGACTTTGCTTTGTCAATGTTAAACATAAATGAGGTGAAAAGATACCTAGATAGTTTAGTAATGTCAAGCACTAACAGCGTAGTCACAAATTCGAAAGTGAAAATAAGTTTGACAACTATGGCAGCTGCACTGATCAAGCATGAGATTGCTGATGGCTCCCAAAATCTTTCTACTCTGCTCAATTCACAGTATCAAGGATTGATAGATTATCTAAAATGGTCAGATTCTGTTGGTGGTGTGATAACAAAAGACCGTGATGAGATGTTGACTCTGAAACCCTGCCAACTGATAATAACTGCCTTTAATGACATCCCAATTGTTAATCCTAAGTCTATGGTTTATGCAGTAGGCTTATGTGAACCAAAACTCATGAAATATACTTACAGTGAGAAAATCCCTGAAATGCATTTTACTGCTATGAAAGAGTACTTGACCAGACATGGGGTCAGCTTGAAAATAAAAGATGTAAAAACTTTCATAGACTTTGCAAATAAATCTAAGGATAGGCATGTATATATGTATACCTCACTACCTAGCAATGAAAGGCTGCAATATAACGAAGAAGGCCTTCATAGGTGTTTTTCAAACAATCTCCACCCTAAGTACGTATTGAAGACTGATACAGCACATTACATGGATCTCTCAAAGAAAACTAAGTATATTGAACTAGCTGAAATCACCCCTGAAGATGTTAGCATCTTCATAACTGCAAGTGTGATAAGAAGAACTTTTGTTAGTAAGGGTGCACAACAGCAATTATCTTCGCAGACGAAACTGAATGATCTGCCTTTGAATAAAATTCAAGATTACCCTCTGCAGCAGACTTATAGAGAGTTGCTCAAGATAGCAACAGCAACGTTGGATTATAAGGATGACTCTGATAGGGATTTTGATTTAAAGGATTTCAATAATTGGGCTTTGTGGGTGGAAAAACAGATCAAAATAGGGAAGAGGTGGGTTGGACCTGGGACAGTATTAATTAAAATATCAGAAGGCCTCCTTTTATTTAAATTGATGGACGATTATATCCTCAGAGTTGAACACAATCAAACAGAAGTTAAGGAGCTCAGCAACGACAGTAGAATATTTCTGCATGAATTCTTCAATTCATTGAAGATTCAATTTTTGACATTCATGGAGCATGTTAGCGGTAATTTGCATTTAGGTGTGAGAGTAGGTGGAAACTTAGGCTTTCATGAGCCTGACAAAGTACAGCAGTGCGTCAATAGCATATTAAATCCATACTTAGAAAGCAATTACAAACTGAAAGGCAGCATAAACATTTCTGGGACTGACAAATACATGGAAATATCAAGACAGAGGTATTACCTTGACACATATGACAGTATAATAGTGGAGAAGAACGGCTTGTCAGCTTTCGAAGATGTTTTAAATGTAGAACAGGATGAAATGTCAGAAATGCTGGGTCTGGCCATAGCAAGTGACAATAGATTCATGAACAGATATGAGATCGACCGTGACGAACTAGTGAATAAGTTTTCTAATCACAAGCTATATTCATTTTTGTACAATGAATGTTTCGGTAAGGACCGAAGACTAATAAATTCTTTGTGGGATAGTCTCTATAACCCAGAAACCACGGATCGCCGGATAGATCAGAAAACAGAAGAGTTCCTCATGTATACAGGTATAGTGGACTTACTGCCAAGAAATAAGCTGGAACTTGCTGCTAAAATGAGGTTTTTCATGATGGACAATACGGAGTTAATGGATCTGAAAACCAAACTCATGGATGGCGAAAACATTTATGAAACATTGGCGAAAATGAGCTTGGGTGAAGCTGAAGAGACACTAGGACTGATGAAGCTTGATGAAATTCAGCCTTATTCCATCTTCCAAAGTTTTAATTTTAAGCTTGATCCTAATACTTACGAACCTGCTATTAATCGAGAATTGGTAGAATGCTTCCTGCAACCGATATGTGAAGCACTTGAGGCAGGTTGCGAGATATTGAACTTAAACCACCTCTTGAATAATGATGGGTTTAGTGCAGGACTGCTTACAATTAATGACACAAAGAACATATACATGAAGCTCCACGGTGAAACAACCATATCTACATCACACTCAAAAATATATTGGAATCTTCCTGCAGCTTCAGCCAGGCTGCTGACTACTGCCTGTATAATCCAGACGGTGTTCTCCTCACCCTCAGCTTTGAATAGATTCTCAGTTGCTTTGAAACAGACACCTGCAGCAATATTTCCTAGACATCCTTCATTATTTAGAGAATGGGTTATTTTGGTCACTCAACTGTATTTATACCTATTAAATTGGAATAAGAATTTGTGGTATGACAAAACAAATAAAAACATAACAAGTCAAAAGCTGATGAAAACTTTCCAAACAAACAAAATTTTGAATGTTATGACTTCAGGAACCATCAGGAAAACTAATACAGAGAAGAAGGTTAAATATGAGTTTGATGTAGACTATCTGCTACCTGGTGAAGGTAGAGATCATATGCCATGCTACTGCTGGGGTAGATACAAGTACCATTCAAGTGAAGATAACGATTGGCTAATCAAGTCACTAAATACCATGGAAGATTATGTATCACATCTCTGCCCTGTTTCAGAAAAGAATCTGGAATATACAAGGACATTGCATGAAGCCGAGGGTTATGAAACAGTAAAATTCCCCAGGAGCCTGGTCAGCTGTGACCTTGCAGGAGATGGAAATGTCCCAACTACACGGAAATTTAATCTAGAAGTTGTGGTTTGCTTAACACCTAAGGAGCTCTATGATTCATTTTCAATGGCAGCAGACAACAAACACCAAAGAATGATATGGTCTACATGTCTTTGTAGCCTGAAGTTGTTTGACATTTATGTAGGGAAAGCGGCCAATATTGGCATAAATTATGACAGTTCAGGTTTCCTGTACGTGCCTAAAGATTACCAAATACCTTCTCTTGTTTGGAAGAATTTAGGTTTCCAAAAACAAGATTATGCAAATTTGTCTGACAAAACAATGGACAATTGGTATTACATCACACACAAGGCAAACGGTGAAACTGAGATAATAGATAAGATCAAAGATTTGTATACTGAGTTCAAACTGAGAGATCTTACTGCAGTCAGAGCTGAAAATAACAGGATCAAAACTGTTCTA